GTTTCATTGGAGCAGACTCATCAGGAGTGAGATCTGCATCCGGTTGGGACATTTCACCCGATTGTGGAATGTATTCACCAGATTGAGGTGTATACCATGATAATGACTGAATATCTAAATCAAATGGATTTGCAACCTCAAAATCTTCTCCTGCTGATACGAACACATTAACACTAACGTCATTATTGGCAGTAGAATTTGGAACAGTGAGTTCGTTAACTACATATACAGAAAGAATACCATTCGCCGTTTTACCTGGCGCACTTCCTAATTTTGTAGTACTATAGATGGGGCCACCATTAGCAGTCATATTCCTATGTTGCAAGAAAGACCACTGTTGACCCCATCCGATTTCAACGGTAAAGTCCCTCTCTTTTGCCAAATCAATAATGTGCGTGTAATTTGTGTTATATTCATTAGATAAAGGATAAGATGGATCGTATACTATCTTCAATCTTCCTTTATGAAAAGATGAAGCAACAACCTGAAAACGAAATTTCATCGTACCTCGCCAATGTTTAAACGGTAAAGCAGCAAAACAACAAGCGGGCATGTGAAACTCCTTGACTGTTGCTGGAGTCAATTCGCTCCAAATAACAGGAGACACTTCAGTATTCCATAGAAGTGTCTCTGTGCTATCAGCGACTTGCCAACCAAATTGAGTCAAATAACTTTCTCTCATGGCAATAGATTTGATTGTCATCTCATCCGTGCCATCAAGACCAAAAGTCCGAGTGTCACAAGTTAGTTCCTGTTTTGCGTCCAATGTGAGCTTTGTACAAGAATCCGGTAAATTAGTATTAGCTAAATTGCCCATATAAGTGGGACGATATGGGACAATATCATTAATAACTGCCGGTCGCGAAAAGCCAAAAGTTTTAGCTATTGACGACAAGGCATTCGCCGCCAATTGTGTCGCCTTTGCGTAAACACCTATCCCGGGTGCATCCGCTAACGCACCAGCAGCACGTGCTACAATACTAGCGGGTTTGGAAATCATTCCTTGCCCATACTCATCACCTGCTTGTGCTTCGTATTTAGTTTCAGAATCATCCTTAACTTGTATGACTTTCGTCTTATTACAACATTTAGGAGTCATCGCAAGTTGCGGACATGGAATTCTAGAAACCACATCTCCTGGCACATAACCTGCCTGTGCTACATACTCACCTGCTTGTGGAGTGAGAGCTCCTGGTTCATTTGCTGTTGGTACTGCTAGGGTAACGTCAGATGCCCATACAAATACACTCACAGTAACAGAATCAGTGGCCCCGTTGGCATGCTTCAAATTTTGCATACCATGTATTATTATATCACCCATATCCCTCCAATCTTGATCCGGGATGCTCAATGCATTAGCTTCCCAAACAAATGGCAATGTAAGTTCGCCACCTTGCGACTTTGTTGGGTCAAGATAAACATGGGGTCTCTGGCTTGCAGCCACAACGTCTTCCTGGAAGAAAGCTCTGTCCTTTGTAAAATCATCGAAATTATGTAGCGGGATATAGGACGCTATTGCTCTTCCGTAGTGGAAACCATTACCATTCAACATAAACTTCACATGTAATTTACACCTTAACAAATTATAGTTGGTAATGCGATTAATCACTCGAGGATTCTCAAAATAATCCTGCCAAGGGTTAAAGGTCTCAAACAAATTAGTACCTGTCCCCCAGCTATAGGACTGTGTCTTTATAGGACGAGAAAAGAAATTCTCTAAGTGATCATCGGTCGTGTCTGCTGTCATGAAAGTCGAGTCCAAATCGGAACCAACAATATAATTATAGTCAGCTTGTTGGTCTGCAAATGTTACGATTTCATGCTTTTGTTCTAAA